CTGTCCGCGTGCAGGACGACGCCATAGGGCTGGCCTTGCCAATTCTGGAAAAGCTGCGCGCAAAGCGAAAAAAGAATCGCGAGGAAGTAGGGCCGCCCGTAACCACCAAGGCGCAGGTCAGGGAAGTTTTAACCGCAAATCTGAAAACCATTCTTGAAAAGTCGGCGCTGCAATCGCGCGTGGACCCGGATGTTTTGGAAAAGATTCTAGACGGTGGCCGTTTCAAAAATCAGCACGAGACGGGTACTAGCCATGGCCTTTTGAATAAAGGGGTACGCGAAAGATTTGAGAAAGAAGTATTGGGCGCGGATAAAGGACCAATTTACGGCTACGCGGAAGACGTGGAGGGCACTGCTGCGGTGGGCCAGTATGGCTCCGTGGCCGTGCGATTGAAGGAACGGGTGAAAGACCAGGCAACAATCACCACCGGGGACACCCTGGACCAGCGTGGTTCCGTGGCCGTTCCATTCAGAAATCCAGATTCGCGCGCGCTGCCCCGCTCTCAGTACGACGCATTCGAGCTTGAAGAAAGATTGCGCGCCAAGACCACGGCCGCCATGTCCGGGGGGCGCTACATAGAGGCGCAAATGCACGGCGGCGTGAACGCGGACGACATTGAGGAAGTTGTTTTTCATCGCGGCCCGCCCTCCGAAGAGCTAAAACGAAAACTCAAAGAGAAGGGGATCAAGTGGCGGATGTTCAGAAAATAAACTCGCATTCATGCGTTGGCGTTGTATAGTCTTGGTGGGAGAATCGCGGCATGAAATTTCCAAAAGTCATCGGCCAAATCGAAGGAACGCGCGTTTACCTGGTGCAGTTTGACGATGAAGAAGGCACCAAGGTCTCCATGAGCGAAAATCTGGCGCTGGGCCGCGCCTCCCTGCAATCAATTCTAAAAACTGCCCCCTGGATTGAGTTTGACGGGGACGATGAAACCGAGCGGCAGGTATTGGCGCTGGCCGCCAAGCTTTGAACGCCGCCCGCATTCATGGGCTAAACTTTTTCGTTGTACTCCAAGCACCTACCTGATAAATATGCGTCCGATTGGTCACGGCTGAAGTGCGTAAGCCGCAGCCGGCGGACGCAGCGCAGGGTAGGCCAGGACCGGCGGAAACGCCAGCGGTGCATGGACCCCGTATCGCCGGCAGCGCACCATGTTCCCCTCCGGTGCAGGGGTGCGCGCTGTTTTGCAGGGGATTGCTTGAATGCCGACCACGCCTTACGCGGACCTGACTTTTGCGGCAGCCTATTTCCCGGAACGCATGGAAAGTTGCGCATGGGACGCGGCAACCGGCGACCTGCGGCTGCGCGCCTTGCGTGCGGCCACGCGACTCATTGACACGCTGAACTTTATCGGTTACAAGACCGTCACGGACGGCAGCCAGGCACGGGAGTTTCCCCGGAACGGCGAAACTGAAATCCCGTTGGAGGTCAAAGAGGCTAATTGCGAAGTGGCCTTGGCGTTCTTGGCTGGCAAGAGCTTGGACGGATTGGATTACGCCAGCGGGGTGCAGTCGGAATCCGTGGGCGACGCATCCGTGAGTTACGGACCGCGCGGCAAGGGCACCTTGCTCATGGAAACGGCCGGCACCTTGAGCCAGGTGGCCGGGCGGCTTTTGAATCCCTGGCTCGTAGACCCGCGTGCCATACGACTGGAGCGGGTGGGCTGAGGAAAGGATTCCAAAATGGCAGCACCAAAAAATGACAGCGGCGTGCGCACCTACAGCGACGGCCGCAAGGGTATCACCGGCGTCCCCGTTGCCGTGAGCGGGCCGGCGGCAACCGCGCCGCACGCAGTGGCCCAGCCCGGCGTGAACTCCAAGGGCGCGGCCATGGAAGGCTGGAACCGGATGCAGCAATCCGCCAGCATGGGCCACAAGGCCCGGTAATCAGTTAGTTCCCGGTGCGTCTTTCCCTTAGAGCGCGGAGCGGGGATTGCGCTAATTGACCAAGTGGCGAAAGCCAAGGGCGTCCGCGACGCCTGGCCAACATGCCGGACAGTCAGCCGGGAATGAAAACGGGCGCTGGTAGAGGGAGGGCAGGCCGTGGGTTCCAAGAGCGACTACCTGGAAAACAAAGTGCTGGACGGGGTGCTGGGCGGGCCGGCGCTATCCCTGGCAGCTACGGTTTACGTGGCACTCTTCACCGTTGCGCCCAGCGACGCCGGCGGTGGCACTGAAGTGACCGGCGGCAGCTATGCGCGGGTGGCCGTGACGAACAACGCAACAAACTTCCCGGCGGCGGCCGGCGGCAGCAAGTCCAACGGCACTGAAATCACATTCGTGGAAGCGACCGCAAGCTGGGGCACCATTGTGGCGTCCGCAGTCTTTGACGCGGCCAGCGGCGGCAATATGCTGCTGCACGGCACGGTGACCACGCCCAAAGCAATCGAGAGTGGCGACACCGCGCGCTTCCCGGCGGGTTCAATCGTCTACACGGAAGATTAAGGGCGGGCCGCACGGCGGCAGGGAGTCCAGTATGAAAAAATACTACGTTTCGACGGTCATCGGCGACGGCACGGAGTTCAACCCGTACCGGCCGCAGCTTTCGGACAGCGGGGTGAACCACGTGGCGGTCATTAACCAGGCCGTCAAGCCCTGGGCGCTTTGCCTGGTGAGCGCGCAGGACCATGACGTTTTGGAAGTGGCCGGCAACGACCCAATGCCGGAATTTCCGCTGGACGCCAAGATGTCGGCCATGGGCATCGGCGCCAAGACTGCGATGAACGCGAAGTTGAACGCGCGGAATATCACGCAGCCCAACAACCCGGACGCATACCGGGAAATCATCCGCAGCATCGGCCAGCAGATTGACCCCGCATTCTCGGAAGACAATTTCGACGTAGCATAACGCCGGGGTGCGCCGTGGCCTTTTCAAAAGATACCTTTTCCGGCGAAATTGCCGGCACGGCCTTGCAGGCACATACTGGCGAGTACGGGGCGGCCTGGACTTCCCACTCAAGCGGCACCAAGGACGTTTTAATCAGCGCGGCTGCCCAGTGCTACAGTCCTGGCGCCGGCACCGGATTCTATTATTCCTCTGGCGTGCCGGCCGGCGCAGAGTATTCTGTGGGCGTTGATTTGATCGTCGTCACCTCTCCCGCAGCAAACATTTTCGCCGGCCCGGCCGGCCGCATAGACGTGGCGGCCAATACCATGTACCTGGTGCGCCACCAGACCCAGGCAACCGACCGCTTTGAACTGGTGCGCGTGGTGGCCGGCGTCTTCACCACGCTGGGGTCCTTCAACGTTACGCTGACCGTAGGCAACACCTACAATGCGCGCCTGGAGATTCTGGATGCAACCAAGAAGCTATTCCTGGACGGCGTGCAGGTTATCAGCAGCGCCGACAATATTATCACAGCCGCCGGCCGGGCAGGCATTAGATTCAGCGGCGCAACCACGGACACGACGGCAATTCACGTTGACAATTTCTTCGCGTCCACCAGGTCAGAGCCGCTGGCCCTGAGCGTGACTGGAGCGGCTGCGGTTACGCCAGCGCTGGGCCGCCGGCGCAAATTTGAATTGGCGGTGGCCGGCATTTCAACCTTTACAAATATATTCGTGCGGTTGAAAAGCCTGGCATTGACTACCACCGGGCTAGCCACGGCAGATTTTGGAATGAAGCGTGGTAGGGGCCTGGTGCTGAGTATCGTCGGCAATACCAACGCGGCCAAAGAGTTCAAACGCAGGCGCAACGTCCAGATTGCGATTACAGGGGTGGCCACGTACAGCCCGGCCCTGCGCGTCAATATGCGGTTTGACCTGAGCATTGCCGGCGCTGGTGCCTACTCGCCGGACTTGCGCCGCCGGCGTACTTTTGCCACGCCGATTAGCGGCACTGGCACAGTCTCTATGGCCTTGAATTATTCTGCGGCATTCGCCGTTGGAGTAACCGGCGCGGCTTCATTTGATTCTGAAATTGCAAGGACGCGGCACGTGAGTCTGGGCGTGCAGGGCGCTGGCAGCGGTACCGGCAACGCCATGCTGTCACTGACCCGCAGCATGAATACCGGAATCGGCGGGACCGCCGTAGTCGTCTTCAATTTCGAGCAGTACGAATTTTTCAGCAGAATCGGGGCTGAGGTTGCAAGCCGCAAGTTCAAGGCTAGAGTTTCAAGGGGTGGGCTGGCTGGCGCCGGCCGCCGGGGTGCGTACAAGGGCAAGCTGACATGACCTGCGGCAATGTAGGCTCCGAAGTGCCCGTCAAACGCGGCGACACCGTGGTTTTGAATTTCGCAATCACGGACGAAGGAGTGGCTGCCGACCTGACCGGCATAAGCGCGCGCTTCACCGTCAAGCGGTTCATTGCCGATGCGGACCCCGGCCTGGTGCAGAAAACAATCGGGGCCGGCATCACGATCACGGACGTGCTGGGCGGCCTGCTTGAAGTCGAACTGGAACCTGCCGACACAGACTACGCGGACGAAAACCTGCTTTGGGATTTGCAGATTACCACGGCCGGCGGGCAGAATTTCACGGTGGCGGAAGGCGTGCTGCAATTCAGCCAGGACGTAACCTTGAACGTGTAAGTAAAAAAAAGGATTGACAACGCCGCCGGATTTTGTTAAGGAATCCAGTGCACAACGTTCACAGCACTAGCCCGCCGGGGCGTTAAACGCGGGTGAACCAGCCGGACCCAGCCCAGCCGCGCGGCGTAAAGCGCAGCAGCAGTCAAGTTGCCCGCTACCGGGCGTCAATAGGTAGATGAAAGCACCCAATGCGTTTTGGAGTTTTGAGTTTACTGGCGTTCAGGCTTTTGTACCACCCGGACGGAGACGGCGGGGCCGGCGGCGCGGGCGGGCAGCAAGGCGGCAGCAGCGGCCAAGGTGGGACAGGCGGCCAGGGCGGGGCCGGCCAAGGTGGGACAGGCGGCCAGGGCGGCGACCGTACATTCACCCGCGACGAATTGAACGGCCACATTGCGGCGGAAAAACGCAAGCTGCAAGAGGGCCACCTGAAAGAGATTCAAGAGTTGCAGCGCAACCAGAATCTCACCAAGGAAGAACGGGACCGGCTGAAGGGCCGTGAGGCTGAACTGGAAGGCGCCCTTTACAGTGAGAAAGACAAGGCGGCCAGGGAGATACAGCGCAAGCAAGTTGAGTTTGAAGACGCGCAAAAGAAAATCGGCGTCGAACGCGACCAGTGGAAAACGCAGTTTGAGCGCACGGTGATTGAGAACGAGATTCTGACGGTGGCCGGCGCGGAGAAGGCTTACAACGCCAGCCAGATTGCCAGCATCGTAGGACCGCTGGCCGTAGTCGAGGAAATCAAGGACGGCGCGCTGAAGCCCACCGGCAAATACCGTGCGGTGGTGCGGGTAGTCGAGGAAGTAGACGGCAAAAGCGAAGCCAAGACCTACTCCGTGGCAGAGTACGTGAAGAAGTTGAAGGCCATGGATTCGTACCAGAATCTCTTCCTGGCCGACCGCCCCGGTGGAACCGGGCACCGGCCAGGAAGCGGCAAGGCTGGGGCAACAGGTGCGAACCTGACCTCAGCGCAAAAGATAGCCGAGGGACTGCGGGCCATTCGCTAAGGCGGATACCGCACCAACGGCATAGCCAAGAAAGGGCTGCTACCATGCCGTTGCTCACCGTTGAGGCGCAGAAACTTTCCAACGACCAGTTGCGCGCGGGCGTGCTGGAGAACATCATCACGTCGGACGAGCTTTTCGCGCTCCTGCCGTTCCTGCCCGTCAACGGCAAGGCGTATGTTTACAACCGCGAGAACACCCTGGGCAGCGCGGCTTTCGTCGATACCGACGACGTTATCACGGAAGACGCGGCCACCTTCACCAAGGTGACGGCGCTGCTCAAGCGCATCATCGGCGACGTGGACGTGGACAACTTCCTGGAAGCCACCCACAGCGACGTGACGGACCAGGCCAGCGTGCAGATTGCCACCAAGAGCAAGGTGGTGGGCCGGTCCTACGCCAACAAGCTGATCAATGGCGACCAGACCGGCGTGCCGGAAGAATTCGACGGCATCAAGAACCTGGTGGCGGCCAGCCAGGAATTCAGCGCCGGCACCAACGGTGCGGCCCTGAGTTTCGACCACCTGGACCTGCTCATTGACAACGTGAAGGTGGGCCAGCAAAAGGCGTTCATTATGAACAGCCGCACGGTGCGCTCCTACGTCCAACTGGTGCGGGCGCTGGGCGGCACCAACCCGGAGCACATTCAGTTGCCGGGAGTGGGCAGCCCGACCGTGGCCTACCGGGGTATCCCGATCCTCAAGAACGACTACCAGCCGATCAATGAAGTCCAGGGCACCGAGACGGCCGCCACCACGATTTCCCTGGCGGCGCTGGACGAGAACGAGGGCCTGTGCGGCCTGAATTCGTCCAATGCGGCCGGTATCGACGTTATCAACGTCGGGCCGGTGCAGAACAAGGACGCCACGCGCTACCGGGTGCGCTGGTACAGCGGCCTGGCCCTGCACTCCAGTCTGGCCCTGGCCCAGGTCTACGGCATCAATAACTAAGCAATCCGCTGGGTGGTGCGGCCGCAGGGGCCGCGCCTTGCGCGTGCGCAATCTGGTAATCAGAGGCCGGCATGATTCTCCGTACCGAAAAGAAATTCGACGGCAACCGCCCCTACGTGGAGCGGTTCATTGCCAATGCCGCGCCGACCGCAACGGACGATTCCACGGTGGGGGCTGTTGTCGGTAGCGAGTGGGTGGCTACGGACGGCACGAACTACGTCTGCACGGACGCCACCAAGGGTGCGGCGGTTTGGGAGCAAGTGGGCGGCGCGGCTGCCGGTTCTTACTTGAGCCGAACCATTCTCACGACTGGAACAAGCATCACGTTGGGGGCAAATACGACCAAGATCAAAGTCCGAATGGTTGGACCCGGTGGTGGTGGTGCTGGTGCGCCTGGCACCGGTGCGGGTCAGGCATCAGTTGGCGGTGGAGGCGGGTCGGGCAGTTATGCCGAATTTGAAGCAGCTACAACGCCGGGTCAAAATCTCCCATACTATGTAGGCACTGGCGGCACTGGCGGCGCCATTGGTAATGCAGGCAACGCAGGCGATTACGCAACCTTCTCTCATAACGCAGCTACGGTAACGGCATCTGGTGGCGGTGGCGGGCAGTCGAGTCCTGGGCCTGGTACCACCCCTGACCTTCAAGACGGCGGGACAGCAGGCGCGGTGCCTACCAACGGCGACCTGAACATTCCCGGCACGCGTGGTGGTAAAGGCATTCGCCAGAGCGGGACGGTGGCAGCAGGTGGTGATGGCGCGTCTTCGCAGCTAGGCTCAGGTGGAGAAGGCGGGGTCGCCAACGGGAACACAGATGGCCTTGATGGATTGGGCTACGGCGCTGGTGGCGCGGGCGCGGCTTCGGTTAACTCCGCCGGTTTTTTGGGCGGAGACGGCACGCAGGGCGTCATCATCGTAGAAGAATACAGCTAACAGCTAAGGGCTAAGGCCAATGAAAAACATTCTACTGGCGATTGCGTTCTGCGCGTGCGGCGTTTTTGCCGCAGCGGACTTGAACATGCAGGCCACGCCGTTCGCGGTCATTACGATCCCTGCGGCGGGTTCCAAGACAATCCTGCTGCCGCATGACGGTACGGTGCGCATCCGGCACGCCAATATCCAGAATGACGCCGGCACCGCCAGCGCGGCCGCTGACCGGATTGTGGTGCAGCACCAGGCTGATACCGCTTCCAACGATTTGACCGACGGCAACAAAATCGTCATCGCGCCAGGGGGGGAGCAAGTCCTCATAGTGGGCGATGCAAAAAGAGGCACGGACGGAGCCAAGGAAATCAGGATTTATGCCGTCGGGAACGCGGTCAAGGTTCAACTGGTGCGAGAAAGCAAATAGGCCGCCGGAAAGGCAGCGTCCAGTGGGCCAGCTTGAAGAATTGCAGCGAGAAAATGCCAGGCTCCATGACGAAGCGGGCCGGCGCAATGACGAGGTTATCACCAAAATTTTCGAGAAGATAGACGCCGTAGGCGAGCAGGTTGCCGAATTGCGCACCTCCATGACTGAAATGAAGGGCGAGAGCCGGCGGCACAACGCCCTGGCCGAGCAGAGCTTTGAGCAACTGACTGCCAGCGTGAGCGGCCTGCACCAGGTAGTCTGCGGCGCGCCGGGACAGGAAACTAAGGGATTGAGCGTGCGGGTTGCCACCGTGGAAACCCACATTACGACTGAAAAAGAGGCGGCTGAAAAAAGCAAAGAGGCTAAGTCGAAAACTTTCTTCATAGCCCTGGCCGCGCTTTTGACTGGAATTTTTGCCGTTGGCAAGGACTATTTCAAGCGGGGGCCTTAACCATGCGCACTTACGACGTTGTAATCGGATTGAAAAATTTCACGGGTGCCGCCTGCGGTATCGCATTTCAGGCCAGCAAGGCTGTGGTGAAGGTGGCCGGACCGGCCGACCACCGCCTGCGCCGGCTGACGCTACTGTTTCCCGGTACCAAAGTGCGGGAGCGGTTGGCACCAGCGGCACCAGCGGCACCAGCGGCACCAGCGGCACCAGCGGCACCAGCGGCACCAGCGGCACCAGCGGCACCAGCGCCAGTTTGAGGACCGATGATTCCGTTTGCACAACCGCATTGCGCCCGCATCAAGCGCCCAGCCGCCAGCCGGGATGCAGCTACGAACGTGGCTGCGCTGGATTACGAGAATCCAGAAATAGAATTCATACTGGCAGGCATGTTCCAAGCCCGGCAGGGCAACGTGGTACAGTTGGAAGACGGCCGCCAGTATTCGCTCTCCGGAATTTTCTACACCCATGACGGCCGGCTGCAACTGGACGACCTGTTGACTCTCGATATACCTGGCACCAGTGAGAGTTTTCTGGTGACGGGCCGGGTAGCCAAGTACGATATGCAGGGCCGGCTTTCGCATTTTGAGCACCCACTGACCAGGAACTTTAAACTGTGACCATTGATGTTTGGGGCGCGCTCTACAAGCAGTTGTTTGCCGTCTTGAGCGCGGCACCGGCATTAACCGGCCTGGTGCCAGCCTTGAATATCCGGCCGGCAGACGACCCAGCCGAACCGGCCGCCGGCGGGCTGCTGATTTACAATCTGGAGCAGCACACCTGGGACGAGCGGACCCGCCGGGGCCGGGGCCAGTTGCGGATTACGGCCGGCAGCCCGACCAACAAAGACCGCGCGCGCGCGGCCATGCTGGAAGCGCAGCGCTTGCTCACGCCGCGCGCAATCAGTGGCGGCGGCATTGTCCTGCACAAGCTGAAACAAAGCACGGCGGGGGCTACCACAGACCTGGGGCAGGGACCGGACGGCTACTGGCGCACCACTACCGCTTACGACGTGCTGGTGATAGAGGGCTGAGGCAATGGCTGTTTTCAGCGGCCGCAGCCGCCGCGCCAACGCATTCTTCCGGTTTGTAATGCACCCTGGTGCGCCGGCCAAGCCATTCATGGCGCCAGCCTTGGAGGTGGGCCGTAGCGTTATGCTCACCAGGCTGCCTTTGGCCCTGGCTAAGGCTCCGCTGGACCGGGCCGACCTGGAGAAGCGCATTAGCAAGGTGGTGCGGCAGGCGGCATTCGCCGCGCAGGCGGCCGCGCAGCGCCTGGCGCCGGCGGATACCGGGCGACTGCGTAGTTCCATAAACGTCAACATGGTGACGCCGATTTTGGCGACCGTCGGCACCAACGTGGAGTATGCCCGTGCCGTGGAATTTGGCAGCAAGCCGCACCTGATTCGACCGAAACAGGCCAGAATGCTGGCTTTTTACTGGCCTAAATTGCCGCCCCGTGTTAAAAAGAGAACTTCACGCGCGCAAGGGGCGTAGCGCGCAAGGCAAGAGTAGAAGGGGACAAGCATGAGTTACTTCCTGGGGGGTTCACCCGCCAACTACACCGTGGGCGGCGCCCGTTTCTGGTTTGACCGGTTGGTGGACGCATCCACGACCCCGCCGCGTTACGAGGGCTACCGCGATTTCGGCAACGTGGTGGACAGCGCCATTGCCAGCGAGAAAGACATCCTGGACCATTTCAGCATTCGCAGCGGCACCCGTATGCGGGACCGCTCATTGACCAGGGAAATCACCGAGGACGTGGTGCTCACTCTGGACGAACTCTCCATCGACAATCTGCGCGGCTACTTCAATGCCGGCGCAATCACGGCGGTTGCCGCCGGCGTCGGGACCGGCGTGGCGAGCGACGAAATTCACCAGGTCCGCATCGGCGAAACCACAATCCTGGGCAAGGGGTACAACGCCGCCAGCATCGTGGTCAAGGACATTGGCGACACGCTCACCTACACCACCCCGGACGACTACACGGTGGTGGACATCATCGGCGGCTACAAGGGCCTGCTGTGGGCGGCCGGCTCCGTTGTCCCCAATCTCGTGGCCGGGGATTTCGTGCGCATTGACTACGTGTACGACGTGCGCGCGCACAAGACGTTCAACCCGCTCACCGAAACGGACATTCAGGGCAAGGCTGTGTTCTTTGGTGTCTCGGACACCGGCAACGAGTTCATCCGCGAATTCGAGCGGGTGCAGTTGGAGCGGGAAGGCGATTTCACGCTGAACCCGGAAGACTGGAGCACCTTCCAGTTGCGCATGAAGATTCTGGACGACTCGGAAGCCAACCCGACCATGCCGGCCGGCATCATGCGCCACTATGGAGTCGGCACCGATTTGTAAGCCTGTGATGGAGTGCTCCCAGGCGCAATATGGCCTGGGAGTTTTTTTGTTTGTACCTTGCACCATTCCAGTGCCAGCGTAGTATGCAAGCATGGCAAATACACCACCCCTGCAAGACCGATTACAAAAGGCCCGCGCGCTGCGGACCACTAAATTCACCGTGGCCGGCACGGAACTAGACCTGCACAAATGGACGCTGGATCAAAGCCTGGTCCACGGTGCGCTGGTTTTTGAAGTAATCCGCGACCTGGTAAACGGTCCGCAGGAAAACTTGCTGGCAAACCTAATCAAGATCGAACCAAAAGCGCTGCTGGAAAACTACGGCGCCAAGATCAAGACGATGCTCATAGACACGGTGCGGGAAGGCAATTTCGCCAACCTGGCGGACGCGGCTGAGTGGATAGGCGTGCTGGGTAGCGAGCAAATCCTGGAACTGGCGCTGGAAATCTGGAGGCAAAACCTGCGCCCTTTCGCCGACCGGTTGGGGGTAAGCCTGCCAAAAACTCCAAGCGCAGCCGTGGAACCGAAACCGCTGACCTAGTAGCCGACCTGCTCGATACCGGGCATTCCGAGCACGCCATTTTTCACCTATACTGCCGGGAGGAATTGGAAGTCCTTTGGGCTGCTTGCCTGACCCTGCGCTCCCGCAAGACCCGGCAACTCTGCACGGCAGTGCGTGTAGGCGCGCAGTACATGCACAAAGACTACAAAAAGTTCATGGCTACGCTGGAGGAAACCGGGCTTGCATTAGACCGCGCGCTGGGTATCAAATCTAAGACGGAAGTGGTGCAGTTGCTGATGACCCACGGGCGCAGGCCCGGCGGCCCTTTGTCGGGAAAGCAAAATGCCAAACGAAAGTGAAGGCGTGCTGGTCAGTATCGGCATAGACCCGGCCAGCGTCGTGAAACTTATCGAAGAGGCGCGTAAGGCTGGGGAAGAGGCCAGTGCGGCCGCTAAGATAGAAGTTGAGGTTGACGGCGAACAAGCCAGTATTGCCCTTTCCAGCGCGCTAACGGCCGCCGGGCAGGCCGCCGAACAACTTGAAGTCAAATTATCCGCAGTTGCGCAGACCCTGGTGGGCCTGTTGGGGCGCGCGTCCGCCTTGGCCGCTGAGGACGAGGTGGCGCTGGTCCGGCTGAACAACACCTATGGCACGCTCGCCGCCGGCGCGGAAAAATTCGCGGCGGCCCTGGCCAAACAGAATCTGGCACTGGGTGAGGGGGATATACAAGAGGCACTGGCCACGTTCGGTAAAATCGGCCAGGCCGTGGGGCAGAGTAACGCTGAGTCGCTGGAATTTTCAAAGACGATAGTGCAGTTGGCATCGGACCTATCCAAGACTTCCGGTCGGGATTTCAACACGGTGCTGGAAGCCCTGCGCGCGTCGCTTTTACGGGGCGGCAATGCGGCCGCTGAATTCGGTATCAAGCTGACGGAAGCGGACATCAAGCAAAAGGCCGCCGCGCTGGGCTTGGCCGGTTTGGTGGAGGCCGGCAACGCGGAAGCGCAAACCCAGGTCCGGCTGGCGCTCGTTACGGAGCGCGCGGCTGGCGCGCACCAAGAAGCGGCCGGCGCAGCCACTAATTTTGCTCAAGCTCAAGCCGAACTGAAAAAGCAAACGGACGAAGCCTTTGGAGCGCTGGGACAACAAGTCAATCAAGCCCTATTACCACTCATTCAAAAGCTGGCGCAGGCCGCCATTGGGGTAAGCGAGTTCATTCAAGCGCATACGAGTTTGGGCAAGGTGGCCCTGGGCATAACCGGCGCGATTGTGGCGCTGGGCGTTGCGCTGTCCGGGCTGGCAATTGCCGTGGCCGCCGTGGCGTTGAAAACACAACTGGCGGTGGTAGGGACCGGACTAATGGCCGGCGCTTTCAAGATTGCCACTTTTGCCACTCTGACGCTGGCCAAGGGGCTGGCGCTGGCATCCAACGGTTTCAGTTTGCTGATTGGTTCATTCCTCGGCAAGCTGGTTATCGCCGCCGGGCTGGGCGCGGCATTAGGTACGCTGATTGACCGGGCCCTGGGTATCTCCGAGGCCTTTGCCAAGAGCGCGGCGGCGACCGAGCACACCCGCATTCAATTCGAGCGCTTTCAAAAGGCCGGCGTAACGGTGGCCGATACCACGCTGGTCACGGCTGCCGCACTCCAGCAATTCGCAGACAAGGCCAACCTGAGCGCTAAAGGGCTGCAACAGGCGCGCCGGGATGCCAACATCTACGGCGCGGAGTTGCGCAAGCTGGGCGAAGCCACGGGGCAAGGGGCCAAGTTCACAGACGACTTGAACCGCTTTGTCGGCGAAGGGCAATCGCCGTTCAAGGCGCGCGCGCAGGCACTGAGCGCCGATGTGCGCCTGCAACACCTGCATGAATTAGGTACCGCCCGCAATGCGGCCCAGCAAAAGGAATATGAGGCCGCCATTGAGGGGGCCAGCGAAGCCACCAAGACTGCCACGGGCATCACCGACACCAGCACTGAGGCCCTGGAAAGAAATGCGGAAGCCACCAAGGCGCTGACCAAGACGCGGGAAGACGCGGCCAAGGGCGCGACCGACGCGGAACTAGACCTGGCTGAAGCGCGCGCCGCAGCGACGGAAACCTTGGAAGACGATATTACCGCACTGATCAAGCGCAATAAAACGCTGCTGGAGGAGCAGGACCCTGAAGCGCGGGCGCAAAACCGCCTGCAAGTAGATTCCAGAATCACCGCATTGCGTGAAGCGAACGAGCGCAAGATTGCCGAAAAAGAAAAAGAAAATATCAAGAAAAATCTGGAAGAACGCAAAGAGGCCCTTAAAAGCGCGACCGATGCCGCCCTTTCTACTGAGGACGCGATTCTAAAGGCGCGCGCCGACGCCACGGATTCTTTGCAGGACGACATTGCGCACGAAAAGCGGCTGGCCGACCGCCGGTTGAAAAACGCGAAATCGGAAGAAGAACGCCAGGTAGTGCGCCGGGACCTTACGCTGACAATTCAGAAAATCGAGGAAGACGCTTCCCGCAAGCGGGAAGCCCTGGCCAAGAGCGCGGGTGAGGCAGCCAAGAGCGCGGAGAACTCACTGGCCGACGCGCGCGTGCAGGCCACGGAAGCCCTGGCCGACGATATCAAATTGATGAATGAGCGACGCGATGCCGAAATAGCCCTGGCCAAGAGCGAAGCGGAGCGGGCGGCAATCAAGCGCCGCTTCATCGCGGAAGAAACGAAACTCATTGAGGACGCCAACCGCACCCGTAAAAAGGCACGGCAAGAAGAAGACAAGGCGACCAAGAAATCTTTGGCCGAATTTGCGGAAGCGCAAAGCCGCGCCCTGGCCCGCAAGCAGGGCAAGGGCGCCGTGGTGGACGCCAAGGAATTCGGGGACAACCTGAAAAACCAGGCCAAGAACGTCAAAGACGAAAAAGACCTGGCGCTATTCAAAAAGGCCGGTGACGACGCTGCTACCAAGAGCGCCCTGGAGCGGCGGGACGCCGAAATTGAGGCGGCCAATCGGGTGGCCCAGGCCCAGGCCGACTTGAACACGGCCAAGCGCAGCCGGGACCCGGCCGAGCGGGCCGCCGCACGGGACGCGCTCGAACAGGCCATAGCCGACCAGGTGAAATTGCAGCGGCAAAACCAAGCGGCGATTGCGGAGGAAGAAAAACAGCGCGGTCAGGCGGAAGCGGCAGCCAAACAGAATATCGCGGACACGGCCGCTCTACGCAAGAAGCAAGATGCCGACCTGGCGGCTGCCGAGGCTGAGACTAACAAAAAAACAGCGGCGGAATTAGAACGGGAGCGCCTGGATGCCGACGCCCAGCAGAAAGAACTGATTGCCCAGGAAGCCGTGGCCCGCCTGGAAGCCGCCAAGAAAGCCGGGCGCGAAGTGCGTTTGTCTGAAATCTTTGAAGCGCAACAGGCGATTGCGGCCGCCGAAAAAGCGCGCGAAATAGCCAAAGAAGCGGCCACGGCTGGCGTGGACACGCAGCCGGTCCTGACCGAAGTGGAGAAGCAGACGGAAGCCCTGGCGACTTTCGGCGCCATGGGCACCGATACGCTCACAAACATGGCCACCGCCGTGGTGACGGCGATTGAGAACATGGCTGCGCAAGTGATTGCAGCCGTGCTGAATCTTCAAACCGCCGTTGGCCCGGCCGCTGCCGCTGCTGCCACGGTTACCGCATTGCCGGACGTGACCGCCGCCGGTGAGCGGCTGGACCTGGCCCAGGGCGGATTCGTGGAGACGCTAAGCGCCTTTGGCGAGACGGTGGTTTCTAAATTCGAGCAGGCTGCCGCCCGGTTCGATGAATTGTCGGCAAACATCGGCGCGCTAACGGCCCGACTGGATGAAGTAGCTCTGGCTCCGGACGCCGAGGACGTGGCAGCGGCCCAGGCTTTGGGGGAGGCATAAGCCATGGCCCGCAGTTGGAAATTCACCGTAGGCGCGGCCACGTATGAGGCCACCACCGATTTTTGGGTGGAGTACCAGAATTCCGGGGACCCGCCGGCTTTTGCAATCGTCCTGCACTCCGTTTGGGAGCGCCTGGGCGTCCTGGCCGCCGTGGGTCTGCCCAAACGGGCCGCAGTGGAGGACCGGCTGCAAGCCCTGGTGAACGTGGCGGGGCGGGAAGGCACCCTGGTCATTGACGACGGGGAACCCAGCGAAAAAACTTTCAGCAAAGTGACCCTGCAACCGATTGACCCGCAGCAGGCCGACAACAACTTGATGCTGGAGTACGACCTGACGTTTAGCAAGGCCGCCGGCGCCGGGCAACTGCTGGCCCGCAAATGGACCGCGACGGCTTACGAGAATTTAAACCCCGGCGCCGAGCCGGACGGCACGGACATGGGCAGCGACACTGATTTTTTGATAGTCACCCAGACTCAGGACGACCGTACCGTTTTCAAGGATGTGTTCCGGGGCGCGCCGGTGCGCATCCCCAGTGGCCCGGCAATTAAGGTCATTACGCTCACTGGCATCCGGCAACAGATTACAGCGCCTTCACCAGACACGCTTCTAAAGCGCCGGCAGGCGGCAGAGGCGCTGATAGCTGACATGCTGCCCAACGTGGGCAAGCAGTTCGACCTTTTGATCGACGAGGACCTACCGAACCCCGGCGACGGAGTGGACCTGGGCCGGGTGCATTTGCGCGCCGTCCGGCCCGGCCGGCTGGACTTGCCGGACGCGGTGACGTATGATTTAGAGTTCGTGAGCGGGTACGTGGATTAGGGGGTGCGGCGTGGGTTCAAAGGCAAATTACCTGGAGAATAAAGTCCTGGATTCCGTGCTGGGCAACCAGTCTTTCCCGGCCAACAGCACGGTCTACGTGGCCCTTTTCACAATCACGCCCAGCGACGCCGGCGGCGGGACCGAAGTGACGGGCGGGTCATACGCGCGCGTAGCCGTCGCGAACAACCTGACAAATTTTCCGGCAGCGAGCGGCGGCAGTAAGTCCAATGGAACGGATGTCACCTTCGTGGAAGCCACCGCGAATTGGGGCACGATTGTGGCCTTCGGGATTTTCGACGCGGCCAGCGGCGGCAACTTGCTCTACTGGGGCGCGGTGTCCCCCAACAAAACGATCAATACCGGAATGCAGTTCAGGTTCCCGGCGTCAACGGGCCTCACGATCACTGAGGACTAGCCCGTGGCAATTGCCTTTGATGCAACCAGTACAGCGATTAGTACCAGTGAAGGCGCTGGCAGCACGTTCACGTTTGCGCATACGGTGGCAGCGGGGGCCGACCGGCTGCTGGTGATTTTCGTCGCTTATTTCGGCCACCCGCAACTGCTGACCGTCGAATTCGATGGCGTGGCCGCCATTCACCGGGAGAGCATCAACCGGCACGGGCCGGCCGGCGATACTATGAATCTGGAAATCTACACACTGACCGCCCCGGCCGTTGGCACCCATGACGTGGATATAACCTTCACCGGCGGCGGATTTGTGGCTGCTATCTGGGCCAATGCAAGTTCGTGGCAGGGCGTCAGCCAGTCCGCGCAGCCGCTTTTCATACACCCGACCGGCTACGTTGGCGGCGACGTTTACGGCAGCGACCTGATAGCGCCCGGCATACTGAATGCCGACGAAACCATTGGCGTGAACGTGATCGACCCCGCCGGCATGGAAATGGCAATCGAGGCCCTTTACTTCCACGATGTAACCCTGAGCGGCGGCACCACCGTGACCGCCACGGCTGGGCAGACGGTCTTGAACGCCACGGATTTTATCGGCAGCAACGAAGAACACGCGCGCGCGGCCTACCTGGCAACCGGCACCACGCCGGCCCTGCTGCGGTGGTCCACCAGCATGGCTTGGAGCGGCACCCGCGAGATTTGCTACCTGGGGCTTTCGTTCAATCCGGCTGCGCAAATCATTGACGCCGCAGGCACCAGCGACGGAATAGCAACCACGGCCGGCAACCTGATTTGGGCCGTGGACGGTGCCGCAACAGCGGACGGAGTGGCAACAGCCTTTGGAATCGGCGATGCCGGCAGCTTTGCCTACGGCACCAGCGCCGGCGCCAGCACGGCGCTGGGTGTACCCGCGCCGCCAGCGCCGATTGAAATTGAGCCGGCCACGCCGCAAGACCCGCCCAATACAGGCAAGCTGGTAGCTACACAAATGACCTGGGCAGCCAACCAGGCCCGTGTGCTGACTATCGAGCATCATATCAAGGCTAATGACTTTGATAGTATGCTGAGCATCGGTGATTACGTGCTTTACAACGACCCGGACCTGGGGGTGGTGTTCATCGGTCATATTTTCGAGCGCGTGCGGCACGTCAAGAGTGGCGAGGGGGTGACCTACCAAGCCGCCGACACTTACCGATTCCTGCAAAAGCAGCCGGCGCGCTTAGTGTGTACCAACTCAGTGCCGGCCTATTCGGACTTTCCACTGACCCTAGGCACAACGCATGTACACCTGCTGGAGGGGACCACGATTGCCGACGCTATCGAACTGATTACCGAGTCCATCCGCCAGCCGGGGTTTGACTTCCTGCCGCTGGGCATAGATCACGAACTCCTGCCGGCCGACCTGGAAATTTACAAAGCCATGGATAAGGGCGGCATGACCATAGGGACGTGGCTCACGGACATCCTGGACCAGACCGAGGGCGGCTGTGCCTATATTCAATTCATGCAGGTGCTGGGTAATTGGATTGAGGGGCTGCGGGTTTACGACTACTACGAAGAGCCGGATATTACCCTGTTGGTGGGCGCATATGTTCCTATCAGCCCGGTCAATGCCACGCCGCTGGTGGTTGAGGCTGAAGTCAAAGACACCTGCGATAATAAATTTTACAAGGTCACAGTCGAGGGCGGCGGCGATTACGAACGCAAGGTGGGGCAATACCTGGAGCATCACTATTGCTCTATCGACGGCAATCCCATTGGGCCGACGTGCTTCAATCCGCCCAGTTGCACCAGCTACCGCACCCGCATTCGCTGGTACTTCAGTGAAACCAACGTCCTGGGTTTCCACTTTGACGAAAACGGCGAGTGCAAAGATGAAGTGTCCTGGGAATTCGACTCTATGACGGCGCAGGGCAACCCGCCGATTCCCACTAATTCACATTTTAGCACGACCATGAAACCGATTCTGGACTTGGACGACGTGGGTTGCGACGGGCAATCGCCCAATCTGGACAAATGCAAATATTACGTGCAAGTTGAAATCCTGCATGGCGGGATCGGGCCGGGCGGCAGCGGGGCGCCGGCCGCGCCGGTCATTACCAATACGAAGATGAACTACACGGTTTACAATGGACCGCTGGTGGCCCAGGCACCCGCCCTGCCCGGCGTGGCTAATGTGCAGTTACTCCGGGAAGGCGAGTACATGATCCAGCGACCGGAACTGACCAAGTTCTTTTCGCCTGGACGGGTTACCCGGTTTGGCTCTACGGACGTGATCTTGGAAATCGCGGTGGATACAGACCCCACGGCTGAGTTGCAAGACATTGCCGACCGGTACTACCGGCGCTACAGCCAACTCGTCAACACCGCCGGCACAATCACGGTACATATCAAGGGTGTCACCGGCAACCTTACGCCCGGCGCACGCATCGCCAATTTCGGACCCAATACCAACGTCCGGGTACGCAGCATGAGTTTCGATTTTGTGGCCCGCAACATTCAATTGGACGTGAGCGACCACCCGCTGCGCGAGTTCATGCGTGAGAAAAAAGACCTGAAAATCGAGCAGCAGAAACAAAATCTAAACTGGCGGGATCGCACGCCGGCGCGGCTAACGGAGCCATGCCTGCCCAGCGTGGCCTTGACGGTGCACCCGGAGGGCTGCCCGTGCGTGATCGTGGACGACTGGCCGGTGGCGGGGTATACCTAATGCGCGTCACGATCCTGCAACACGCCAGCGGGCCGCACGCCGCGCTGGCCAGCATGAGCGCGCCCAGGCACCAGAATTACGCCGAATACCACGGACTGAATTACTCCCTGCGGCAACAGGCCCGCGCGCCCAATCATCCCATTTGGAACAAGGTGTTGGACATATTGGATTGGTGCGCGGACGCAGCGACCGGCGATATGGGCATTTGGGTAGACGCGGATTGCCTGTGGGTGGAGCCAACCTACTGCCTGCCCTATTGCTTCCCGTCCGGT